TATCGTTTCTAACCAGACGAAATTTGAGCAATGATTTTATGGATACTGAACAACGAACGGTAACTGAGGAAGCGGCTGGGGATGTGCTGGGAATCCCGGTCGGTGATGTGCGTCGCCTGCGTAAACGCGAGCTGCGAGAGAATGAGGGGTTTGTCCGTGATGGTCGGATCAAGATCACAGAATCCGGATTAAAAAAAATAACGGGCGCGATTGCTGATGAGGTTCCTGTAGCTGATCCGGTGATGCCGGTGATGCGTTCGATTCGTGTGGATGGGACTTGTCCGAATCCGCGGATCCTCATGGGGCACTTCGTGGACGATGGGGAAACTGTGAAGGTGCGCGTTCGGGTACGTGATGCGCGGAACTTCGTGCGGGGCATGACGATCGAATCGTGCCGGATGGTGCAATCAACTCTCTACTCCTATGAGGGCCGGTTACCTCGGCTCAAAGGGAGGTGGATGTGATCGCTCGATATTGGCCTCGGAAAAAAAAGAGGGGCGCGCCTGTGGTGCTGTTTGCGGATCCTTCCATTGGTCTTGAGTTGGCGCGGCGGATTGCTGCGAAGACTGATCGAATCAACAGATTCATTCCCATGATTCTCGAGAAAAAAAAGACGGCGGGAGGTGCAGCATGTTTGTGATCGATTGTGAGACTGGCGGTCTGGATCCAGATCGTGACGCTCTGGTTTCTGTCGCGGCAATCCATTCCGAATCTGGGGCGGAGTTTTCCATGTTGATCAGGCCCCATGATGGACTTGCTCTCAATGATGAAGCGCTGGCTGTGAATGGTCTTTCCCGTTCTCATCTGGAACAAGAGGGCACTGATGAGAAGGATGCTATGGGAGCCTTTGCCATGTGGCTGCATGTGTTCGGACCTCAAGAATGGATGGGGTGCAACCCGCAATTTGATCGTTCGTTTATTGATGCGGCTTTCGCTCGGCATGAGATTGGGAAACGCCTGGGGCATCGTCCGATTGATTTGCAGGCTGTGGCGTGGCTCGCTGATTCCATGGGCCTGATTGAGCTTCCTCATGGAAGCGATGGACTTCCTAAGCGTTCGCTGGACGCGATCCTTGGGGCGCTGGGTCTGTCGCGGGGATCTGAGTGGCATGGGGCCATGGAGGACTGCCAGTTGACGCTGGCGGCGTTCAAAATCATTAAGGCGCGCTTCTCTGCGCGCATGCAAATTTCCGCTCAATAACGGGCGGAGAAAACCAAAACCATAACGAAAGAAAAAATATGTTCGTAAATACATTACAACGCATGAACAAGGGGGGCGCTATCACCGAGTTGGATGAGGCGCTGGCAAAGCTGACGCAGCAATGCAGGATCACAGGTAAATCCGGAAAGCTGACGCTGGTTCTGAAAATGAAGCCGGTGGACAATGGCAGTGACATCATGGAGATCACTGATTCTATCAGCGTTTCCAAGCCTGAGATGCCAAGGAAGTCGGCTCTATTCTACGCGACTGATGAGGGTCAGTTGACACGCAACGATCCACGCCAGCCGGAGATTCCAGGACTTGCGGCGATCGATGGAGGACATGCTGAAGATGTCGAGAACCTGCGGACAAACCTCAAAAAAGCGGGGGTGATCTAACATGAGCGATCGCACAACTGAAACACAGACGGCGTTCAACCTTGGCCTTGCGTCGGCTCCTGAGCGGTCACTGGAGGGAGTTCCCTACGTCATCAATCCGATCACGGGAAGTCCGGCGAGCCTGGAGCATTTGCTTCTGACTCCGATTCGGAAAAAAGATGCCCGGAAATTCCGCACGACGGCCGACTTCATTGCCTACGTCAACAGGTTCAAGGAGGGCGAGTCTTCGATCTATGCGAGCGGCTGGACTGTCGAGGCGGAGATTGACCATCGTGGGCCGGCCGGAACGCTGGTCCATGGCGATCATACTGCCTCGATCGTCTATGAGACGACCACGGCGCTGAAGCGGTGGCTGGAGTCCAATGCCAAGGAGCTGACACAACAGGCGTTTGCTGACCTCATCGAGGAGCGGGCGGTTGATGTGGTGGTTCCCGACTCAGCCAGCATGATCGAGATCGCGCAGACGCTCCATGTGTCGCGCAATAGCGCGGTGACATCGGTGACCCGCCAGGGGGCGAATCATCATCTGGTATTCAGCAACGAGCAGAAGGTTCGGACGGCGAACGATGCGGATATTCCGTCGCGGTTCGAGATCCGTTTGCGTCCGTTCCTTGGCTCTGATGCCACGGTGGAGCTGGATGCCCGCCTGCGGGTGAGCATGCGATCCGACAAGCCTGCGTTCATCTACGAGCTGCAGGACTATCAGGATCGGATGCTGGAAACGCTGCGTGTCCAGGTGGCCATGATCGCGGAAGCGACGGGATTGCCTGCGTACATCTGAACGAAAACTGTGCCTTAAACTGTGCCGTGCGCGGTTCGATTCCGCGCGCGGCTTTCAAAGGAAAAAATAAAAAATGGCTGGGGATTGGATAAAAATTCGGACAAATCTTTGCGGTGATCCTGCCGTGAAGGCGATGAGCAGGACGCTGAAACTTGACGTGTTTTCTGTGGTCGGTCGGCTTCATGAGTTCTGGGCTTGGGCTGACCAGCACACTGATTCGGGGGTGATGGGATTCACCGTTCTGGAGGATGTTGATGATGTGGTTCAGAAGCGTGGGTTTGCTTCGGAACTTGTTCGTGTGGGGTGGCTTGTGGATCATGGTTTGGATGGTGTTGAGATTCCCAAGTGGGATCGTCACAATGGCAATAATGCGAAAAATCGCTGCCTGTCTCAGGAGCGTATGGGGCGCATGCGGAAACGGAATGGTTGCGAATCTGTTACGTCAGAACCGGAAGAATGTTACGATTCAACCGTAACGGAAGCGCAACCAACTCGTAACCAGAGAAGAGAAGAGAAGAGTAATACCCCTATTGTCCCCGATGGGGACTCTGAAAATGCTCCAACTCCGGACGATCCTTTGCTCATTCGGGCGAAGTCTTTGTTCACGGCCACACCTCCCCGTCTCCCGCTTCGTCTCGATCGCTCTCAGATCACAGCTTGGAAAAAAAATAAAGGGGCGGTCGAAGCGACGGCTCCTGAGGAGTGGGATTTGCTGGAGGAGGCGTATGCGCAGACGGATGGCGATGCCGCCAAGTTCCGCCGCAAGGATCTGGCGCAGCTGCTCAACAACTGGTGCGGGGAGATCACTCGGGCGCAGGATTGGAAAAAAAAGACGGGGGCGGCTTGGCGCCATTCGGTTTCTGCGCGGCCTGCTGTGGAGCCTGAGGGGTGGCAGGAGGCGCTTGCGGGGATCTACCCCGACGCTTCTACGGATCTGGCCTGGATGGATCTGAGCGCTGACGTGCGCGCTGCTGTGCTGGGGAAAATCAAATCAACGAAAGAAATTTAAAATGAGCAAAAATGAAACGAAGGCGGCGATTGGATTACCGCAAAATGTGGACGCGGAGCGTGGCCTGCTGGGCTCGATGCTGATGGATGCGGACGTGATTGATTCGTGCGCAAACATGGAGCCCGAGGCGTTTATTGTTCCTGTGCATGCGGCGATCTACGAGACGCTGCGGGATATGCGGGCGAAGCTCAAGCCGGCGGACATTATCACGCTGACGGCGGAGCTGGAGAAGCGGGAGATTCCGGATGTGGAGAACATCGCTTGCTTTGTGACGGATCTGTTTGTGTTCGTTCCTTCGGCTGCGAATTGGGACCATTATGCGGAGCTGGTTCTGGAGGAACACGCGAAGCGCAAGGTGATCGCTGGCTGTGTGCGGATGGAGCGGCTGGCGCGCTCCCATAGGGGAGGAGCCGATGAGCTGATGAATGAGGTCGAGCAGACATTCATGGAGATTCGTGGGGGCGGAAAATCGGATGACGCCCTGAAGCCGGTGAAGAAGTTTATCGATGAGGCGGTGAATAGCCTTGAGGCGGTATTCAACAATCGAGGAAAACCTATTGGCCTAACGACGGGATTTGTTGACCTGGACCGCATGACGGGCGGGCTGAAAAAGACTTTGCTCTACGTGATCGCTGGTCGGCCAAGCATGGGCAAGACGGTGCTCGGCGTGCAGATGGCAACTCACAATGCTTTGAATGGCGTGCCAGTGGCTTTGTATTCGCTGGAAATGAGCGGGGCTGAGCTCGGGGAGCGGATGATTGGAACGCACAGCTCCATCAATTTACAACGGTGGCGGGATGGGTTCCTTGAAAAAGGGGATCTTCCGCGGATTGGCGCGAGTGCGGATGAGATCGCGCGGAGCCTCCTGTGGATCGATGAGACTCCCAGCCTGACGATCATGGATCTGCGTGCGCGGGCGCGGCGGGCGGTGACAAAGCGCGGTGCTCGACTGATCGTGATCGATTATTTGCAGCTTCTACGGGCTCCCAGCAAGCGGGCGGAGTTTTCCCGGGCGGCTGAGGTTGCTGACATTTCGATGAACCTGAAGGCCATGGCGAAGGAGCTGAAGGTTCCGGTGATCGTGTGCGCCCAGCTGAACCGTGAGAACGATGGGAAGCGGCCGGCGCTGAGTAATCTGCGGGAGAGCGGCCAGATCGAGCAGGATGCCGACGTGGCGCTTCTGATTCATCGTCCGTTCAAGGACAAGGAGCTTTCCGACGAGGAGAAGGCTGAGTTTGCACAGAATGGCGAACCGGCTGAGGCGATCCTGGCCAAACAGAGGAACGGCCCGATTGGTACGATCAACCTGGAATTCTGGGGGCAATTTACCCGCTTCAACTCCACAACGAAAAAGGCATACAGCAACAACAAATCAGAAAGGCAGGCTAAGAAATGAGCGAAGAAATCGACGGCTATATGCGGAACGCTGATGCTTGCGAAATGCGAGAAGCGAGAATTTTGCTGGAACTACAGAACGCGAGGCTACGGGGATTCGCAATGCTATTCCTGACACCAGAGTGCGAAGGATTTTCTGTCGGGCCATGGGTGCGCGATGCTGCTCGGGAAGCTCTCGGAATGAAACGTGTGGAGACGAATCAAAAACCCAACGCAAAGTTGAGCGGCAGCCCCAAGGAGGACAATGGATAACCAAACTGATCAACCAGGGGCTGTTCGCTCGAACGTCTTGTTGGGATTTCCTCTTGTTCTTGTCGAGTGGGTTGATTCCCACTACCGGCCCGGATGGTCGAGCGATGATTCAGAAAATGAACCCTTGATATGCTCATCAATCGGATGGCTCATTCATGACGGAGAAGATGCAAAGGTGCTGTCTGCGAATATCTCACGCGAGAAATGCCCGCAAAGATGTGGCGATATGACCATACCTTCACGGGCAATCTTGCATGTAAGGAGGATCTCTGTATGATCTGCCTTACTTCTTCTTTTTGTCTCGCGTCTGCGTCAATGCGGACGCTGCCACGCTTTTCGCCGCCTTGCTCGCGGACGAACTGCGTAGGATCGCCGATGCCTTCGATGCCACGGATTTCGATGTGCTTTCGTTCTTCGCCATGCTTACCACCCCCTTTCTTGAATCGGGATGGTAGCAAATCTGGACTGATAATCAACCGATTGCGGAACCCGATGAAAAGCAATGATCTATCCGATCCCAACGCCCAAGATGACCAACGCGAAGCGTTTGGTCCATCGACATGTTGGGCTTTTCAGCCATCATGCCAGAACCTCCTCCAGTATCTCGCGAGATCAGCGGGCCGGGAATATGTGATCTGTGCGAAGAGGAAGCGTCGCAACTCAAACGATTCGATATGCAGCCAGCCTCTGGTATCTACTATTGCAGAAAATGCGCGCCTCTACGTGAGACGGATGAGGACTGGCCTATGCCTGATTCTTCTTCGCCCAACGCAGAGGTCAGCGGCCCCGTGGAGGAAAATACAAAATGAAAACTGATACGAAACAAAGCTCGGAAGAGGAGAACGGACGGGGTTCGCTGCACCGTCTTGTTCGGCATTCTGGTCGTGCGGCATATCGAATAAAACGAAACCCATTAGAAGGACGCTTCGCTGATGCTTGGAGAAGTCGGCAGGACAGTGGATTGTTTGAGTATCTGATGGGAGACGGAACCCACAGAGGAGAAATAACGGAACGAGATGAAATGGTTGCTGCAACAATCATTCAGTGGCTCGGATCTCCAGTTGGGCAAGCATTTCTGGAAGATGTATCTTCTACGCCGAACGCCGGAAGTGAGCCACAGCGGGAGAAAGGCAACTATGCAAACTGAACATTCGTCCGCTGTTGGCTCGACTGACTTGTTGGGCTTTACGGGTACACCACGCTCTGAGGCAGCATGGATGGAATCAATCGACGACAGCACCGGACGCGTTACGCCAACGGAGCCGATATGGGACACTATGACGACTCTGGAGCGTGAAAACGCGAGACTGCGGGAACTACTTGTTGAATGCCGAGGCTATCTCGACCGCATGGGACAGGAAGGAATCCGAGAACGGATAGACAAAGTTCTTCTTCAGCCCAACGCCGGAAGTGAGCCACAGCGGGAGAAAGGCAACTATGCAAACTGAACATTCGTCCGCTGTTGGCTCGACTGACTTGTTGGGCTGTCCATTCTGCGGGTGTGACGCTCACCTCGATCTACGAATCCGAGACGACTCAGACCGATACCCGCGCCCACACTGGCACGCTTCCATTGAGTGTTCTGCGTGCTGGTGTAGCACCGGATGGCACACTGTATCTTCGCAACTGTCAGACTTTGACGACGACAAGGAAAAGCTAAAAGTCAACCCACAAGATGTGCAGAACCTCTGCAATGAATGGAACACTCGCTATATTTCTGAGCCCAACGCCCAAGATGAGCCACAGCGGAAAGAAACCTTATGAAAACCAAAGAAGATAATCAACCGCTGTTGGCTCAATCGCCTTGTTCGGCATTCCGTAATCGCTGCAAACATGAAATCTTCAATGACCACTTCCAGAATTACAAGCGACATGCACTGCAAAAGGCTCAACTTGTAATTGCGGACATCCCTTACAACGTGGGGAAAAACGCATATGGATCAAATCCAGCTTGGTATGTGAATGGGGATAGCAATAAGGGAGAAAGCGAGCTGGCGAATAAAGAGTTCTTCGACACGGATAAAGATTTCCGCATCTCTGAGTTCTTGCATTTCTGCTCGACGATGCTGGTAAAGGAACCAAAAGAAACTGGAAAAGCTCCTTGCATGGTTGTTTTCTGCGCGTTCGATCAGCAAATGTATCTCATCGAGAAGGCAAAAGAGCATGGACTGAATAACTATATAAATCTTGTCTTCACGAAAAACTTTTCTGCGCAAGTCCTGAAAGCAAACATGCGGATAGTAGGGAACTGCGAATATGGGATCGTCCTATATCGTGACAAGCTGCCAAAATTCAATAACGGCGGAAAAATGGTCTTCAATGCGATAGAATGGCCAAGAGACAACGAAAGCGAAAAGATCCATCCTACGCAAAAACCTGTTAAGCTCTTACAACGTCTAATCAATCTGTTCACTGATCCCGGTGAGGTCGTCATTGATCCCGTTTGTGGGAGTGGGTCAACGATCATCGCTGCCCACAGGTGCAAGCGGTCTGGATACGGATTCGAGATAAAAAAAGATTTCCACAAGGCCGCATGTGCTTGGCTCGAACGTGAAAAGCAACAAATGGAGCTGCCAATATGAGTACGCCGAACGCCTTGATATGCGGAACGCAGCGAAAGGGAAATGATGCAACGCACTAGCTTTCATCGTCGAAGAAGAAATCGCAAAATTGAGTCTGGTCGGCGTGGAGGGATCCGATCTCAGGAGGTCCAGCGGGAACGGAGAATGGAGATCCATCGGGGGATACCGATTTATCCAGTGATTCCACGCTGGTCGATTGGGATCCGGGATAACTGGTCGGGTGAGGATGGTTGGTTCACGTTTGTTTCGTTTCGCGATTTGATCCGGCGCATTGGTATTGTGATGCGTGGAATGTCGGTAACGATTCGAGGGGGTGTGAAATGAGCGCGGGAAAAGGTGATTCTCCTCGACCGGTGGACGGTGAGAAATACCGAAAGAATTGGGTGGCGATATTTATTGGAGATAATTGGAAAAATGAGAAATCTGGGAAAGCGATAAAATCAGGGAAGAATGGGAAGCCTGGGAAGAATGGAGGTAGAAAGTGAGTGCTATGGGTGTGAAGCGGGATATTGACCTTGGCCTGGCGCTTTGTTCTGTATGGAACAAAAAGGGGGAGCCGATGACGTGTGCAGAGATCGCTGCTTGGTGTGGATGCCATCGCTCGCGGATTGAGCAGATTGAGAAGGTGGCTCTGCGAAAGTTGCGGGGGATTACGCATGGTGATAGGAGTAAATGGGTATGAAACAGGCAGATCATCCGGTTTATCCGAAGGCGAACTTTCTGTTCCAGGAGAAGGACGGGCGGATTGTTTGCGAGGTTGGAGGGGTGCGCAAGCGTTTCACTCGGGACCAGCTGGCGAATTTCGTGATGTTGCGTGAGGAGGGTATCCGGCGGGAGCAGGATGATCCGTTTCGGCATGGGTTCCGGTTGAAGTCTTGGCTGCGGGCTGAGGCGCAATGGGAACATGCGCGTGAATTGCTGGTGCTGGGTGGGAATCGTTCGGCAAAGACGGAATGGGCGAGTTTGCAGGCAAATGAGATGCTGGCTGGGAAGGACCAGGCACGGGTGTGGTGCCTTCATTCTTCGGCTCAGTCTTCGATTGCTCTCCAGCAACCTTACCTTTGGAAGTATCTCCCGAAGGAATGGAAGGCTGTGGGGAAGAAGGGGCTGGTGACAAATATTTCTTACACACAGAAGAATGGGTTTTCTGAAAACACGTTCGTTTGCCCGAATGGATCTCAATGCTGGTTTTTGAATTACATGCAGGATTGGACGGTATTCGAGGGCGGTGAGTGCGATCTGATCTGGTGTGATGAGCTTGTGCCTCTGGATCTCTTGAAGACGCTTAGGTATCGTCTGGTGACGCGGGGCGGCCGGTTGCTGGTGACGTTTACGCCGATCGAGGGATATACGCCGACGATAAAGGAATACTTGACGGGGGCGAGGACGTTGGAGGATGTGGAGGCGAGGCTTTTGCCGAAGTCGATGAAGGTGGAAAGTGTGAATGCGGAAGGCGGAAGTTCAGAATCGAAGTCTGCACAACTTCCCACTTCCGATTTCCAACTTCCCACTTCCTATGAGCGGGTGCCTCTGGTGCAGGAGGCTCGCAATACTTCGGCGGCGGCGCGGATTGTTTATTTCCACACTTCGGAGAATCCTTTTGGCGGGTACAAGAATCTTGTGGATCAGCTGGCGCGGGCTACTCGGGAGGATATTCTTTGCCGTGCGTACGGCGTTCCGGTGAAGGCGATCGCGGGGCGGTTGCCTAAGTTCTCGGATGGGAAGCCTCATGTGGTGGATCCGGCGGCAATCCCGACGGAGGGGTCGAATTATCTGATCGTGGATCCTTGCTCTGGTCGAAATTGGTTTATGACTTGGGTGCGGGTGGATGTGCGGGGCCGAATGTTTGTTTATCGGGAATGGCCTTGCCCGAAAGTTTACATTGATGGCGTGGGGTATCCGGGTGCCTGGGCGGTGGCGGGCCGGAAGGCTGATGGGGATCGCGGGCCGGCGCAGCGTTCGTTTGGGTTTGGGCTCAATCGCTACAAGGAGGAGATTGAAAGGCTGGAATCGAAGGCGGAAGGCGGAAGTGGGAAGGCGGAAGTGATCCAGATGAGGATCATGGATTCTCGATATGCCAACAGCTCGACGATTGGGAAGGATATCGTTACGACGTTGCTGGAGGAATGCGCGGATGTCGGGCTCTACTTCGTTCCTGCTCCCGGTGAGCATATCGAGGAGGGGATTGATCTGATCAACTCTATGCTGGATTACGATCAGGGGCGGCCGGTGGATGCTCTCAATGAGCCGAGGCTTTTCATTTCTTCAGAGTGTGAAAATACGATATGGGCGATGAAGGAGTGGAGCGGAGCGGATGGCCGGCATGGGGCTTGCAAGGATCCGGTGGACAATCTGCGGTATGCGGTGCTCTCGGATCTGAAGTTTTTGGAGGGTGATATTTTGAATGTGCGGGATGGTGGAACTTATTAAATTTATGACTAAGACAATATTTATGCGGAGGGGTGAGGTTTTTAAGATGTTTGCTGAGCAGGGGATTAAGGATTGGCATGTGCGGACATTGATTGAAACGGGGACGATCAAGACTTTGAAAATCCCGGGGCGTGAGAAGTCGGGCCGTGCGCTGTTCTCCCGCGAACAGATTGAGCGGGATGTGCTGAATAAGTTGAAAGTGTGAAGGCGGAAGTGGGAAGTGAAGAAATCTGAAGTTCCGACTTCATAGATCCGCATTCTAACTTCTCTTTCGGTTGGTTCGGGTTGGTTTGGGATGGTTCGGGGGGCGTATTGCTTGCGCGCATGATGGGCCAAGGGTGATGAGTGGGGGCTATGAGTGGCTTTCTCAGCGATTTGCAACAGGCGGCAACGGATGCGGGCGATTGGTACAATCGTCTCTCAACGGCTACGAGCACGCGAAACTGTCTTTGGGATGGTCAGTCGGAAGACGGTCGGAAACATCGTGAGGCGCTTGGGCGGGAGGCTTTCCCTTGGGAGGGCGCGAGCGATGTACGGGTGCGGACGGTGGATGAGATCTGCAATGAACAGGCGATGCTCATGTTCTCGGCGTTTACCCGCTCGAGGATTCAGGCGACGGGCGTAAACTCGGATGATGCTTCTTGGGGGCAAAAGGTCACTTCGGTTTTGAAGTATGTGATCTGGACTCGGATGAAGAATCAGATTCGGCGTGAGCTGATGCTGGCGGCCCAATGGCGGCAATGGTTTGGGGCTTCTGTCGTCTCGATCATGTGGGACCAACAGCTTCGGAAGATGGAGCAGACGGTAACGACTGAGGGATTGGCGGCGGTGCTGCTTTCCCAGGATGATTTGAAGAACCCGCAAGCGGTGGCTGCGGGGATCGATGCGGCGAAACAGATGGTGCTCGATCCGGCGCGTGAGGAACAGGCGCTGAAGGTTTTGATGGGGCTGAGCGAAATCCTGACGAAGAAGACGGCTCGCAAGGCGCTGGATGAGCTGCGGGCGACGGGGACGACGAAGTTTGATGTTCCTGAGGTCTTCGCGGCTGAGCCTCGGATCACGGCGCTTTTGCCGATGGTTGATATTTATTTTCCGGCTCTCACGGATGACATCCAGCGCCAGCCGTGGGTGGCTCATCGTGAGGAGATAAGCCCTGAGGATCTGGAGGACCGGATTAACACGCATGGCTATGATGCGGATTGGGTGGCTGAGGCGATCAAGCACAAGGGGACTCGCTTTGATGCGGGTGGTTTCTTTGCGACGAATCTTTCGCTTGCGATGCGGGGCGCTTCTTATGGGGCGCAGGCTGGGCGGGATTTGGTGGAGATCTTTCACATTTACCGCAAGACGGTGGATGATTCGGGGATCCCGGAGATCCGGTGCCAAGTGGTTTCGCCTGGCGTGCCTGACTCTGAGGCGAAGGAGGAGCCGCTTGCTTTCATGCATGGGGAATACCCTTATGTGGCGTGCCAGCGGGAGTTTCTGCTTCGGCCGATCTTGGAGAGCCGTGGCGTGGCTGAGCTGGCTTCTACGTGGCAGTATGAGCAGAAGGTCCAGCGTGATTCGCGCACGGATCGCACGTCGGTCACGGTATTGCCTCCGCTGATTGTTCCGGCTCGTCGGGGCGCTGGACGGCTGCGGATCGGGCCGGGATCGCAAATCCCTTCTGCAGGAAAGAATGAAAATTACGAATGGATGCGTACGCCTCCCTATGATCCGGGTTCGATCGAGATCGAGCGGGCTACGGAGCGGATGATTGGAACGTATTTCGGCAGGATGTCGGGAGAGGTGCCTTCTCAGCTCACTGAACTTCACCAGGGAGATCTGGTGGGCGGATGGTTGCTTGAGGTGCGCCAGATTTGCAGCCAGATCTTGCAGCTTTGCCAGCAGTACATGACGGATGCGGAGGTGTCGCGTGTGGCTGGCTCGCTGGGCGGCCGGCCGTGGCAGATGTCGGCGGCTGAGATCCAGGGGCAATTTGATTTGAGCGTTGAGGCGGATCCTCGGGACCTCAACATTGAGACGCTGAAAGAGAAGTGGGGATTCCTTGAGATCATCATGAAGTATGACCGGGGTGGCCGGGTCGACTACGGGAAATTGATCGAGTACGGGATGGCTGGCGTGGATCCGTCTATGGCTGAGAGCGTGCTGATCCCGATGGAAGCGGCAAATGCAAAGCAGGTTTCCGACGAACAGGATGCGCTGGCGAAGATGTGCGCTGGAATCGAGCCTCCGATGGAGCCTCAGCCTGGCATGAACTACCAGCTGCGGATGCAGGTTCTCCAGCAATCGATCCAACAGAACCCGGAGATGCAACGGCGGATCGCGGCTCAGCCGGATACGGCGGCGATGATCCAGAACCGGATGAAGTTTCTGCAATTCCAAGTGACTCAACAGGGCAATGCGCAGATCGGGCGCGTGGGGGCGGCTCCGATGATGGGGCAGCAATGAGAAGAAACGGCAATGATTAAGAAAATATTGGGACTGATGGGAAGAATGGGAAGCATGTTTCGGGTGCGTGTGGTGCGGGCTCGGGTGATGTCGGACGCTGAATTGTTGGCGGCTTTTGATGTGGCTGAGGACCATGCGGTATTTCAGGCGGTGCTGGAGCTGATTGCTCGAGGAAAGGATCAATGCCTGGGCGAGGCGGGGGCGTCTGTGGCTTGCAAGCGGGAAACGGCTTTCTACCTCGGTGGCCGGTACGGACTGGAACAGCTGGAGGTTTACATGGTGAACCTGCGTGCGGAGGCGATTCGTAAACGGATCGAGGAAAAATGAAGGAGTTTCTTAATCAACTTCGGATGGTTTGGGATGGTTCGGGCTGGTTTGGGGGGCTGTTTGTTTGCTGGTTTCTCTGGGCGATGACAAAACGATTTTCAATGAAGGCGATTCTGCATGGCTGCCGGCTGCTCATGGTGAGCTGCAAAGTGCTGTGCTGGCATACCTACTTGAGGGGATAACTCATGGCTAAAGAAAACGAGGGCGCGAATAGCGCCGAGACAAATACGACAAGCGAGGCGGATGCGATCCTGGAGTTTCTCCCGGAAGCGGCGGCTCTGCTTGATGGCGGAGCGCGGAAGTCTGAAGATGGAAGTAAGACGGATGGCGCTCCCGCAACGGAGGATGAGGAGGAATCTGAATCTGATGTTGAAGATCCTGATACTGAGGAAACTGAAGGCGATGAGCCTGAGGATGAATCGGAGGAGGATGAGAAACCTGCCGGCGGTGAGAAGGTGCAAAAACGCATCGATAAACTGACGGCGCGCGCGAAGACGGCGGAGGAAAAGGTGACTGCGGCTGAGGCTGAACTTGAGAAGGTTCGTGCTGAGGCGGCTGAACTGCGTGAGGCGGGCGGACGACCTGAAATCGTGACGGCTCCCAATGCGCAAAATCCCCTGTCGGATGTTTCTGATGCGACGGTGCTTGCGGAGCGGGTGAACAATGCTCAAGCGGCAAAACGCTGGTGCATCGAAAACCCGGATGGCGGCACGGTACGCGGAAGCGATGGCAAGGAAATCGAGTTTGAACCCTCACAGGTCCGCAAGATGCTGGCCGATTGTGAGGAGCTGCTTACGGTCCATGCCCCCAGACGCGAGCGATTTCTTGTGGAGAACGAGGCGCATACGAAGACGGCTCGGGAGGTTTACCCGGAAATGTTCAAGCGGGGATCTGAAATGGAAAAGGAATTTCAGAACCTTGTGAAGGCATGGCCAGAGGTGACCCGGTTCCCGGATTATCATCTTGTGCTCGGGGACTACATCACGGGGTTTGGTTCCCGGAGCGGCCGCAAGGCTTCTATCGAGAAACCCGTTGAGAAGAAGGCAAAGCCGACAATCGCGCCTCCGGTGCCGAAAGTGGCGGCTCCCAAACAGAAGGCGAATCCGAAGGTGGCGGCGGCCGGGCAGGTGCTCGAAGCCGGCGGCAGCTTGGAATCCCTCACAAACTATTTCGCGGGATAACCCTGCGAACCAACGAAAGAAACAAAATTATGCCAGCTACAGCTGAAATCAATCAGGTCGGGAAGAGGGAAGATCTTGCCGACATCATCTCGGTCGCGGATGCGAAGAAAACCATCCTGACCACCATGCTAAACAAGGGCAAGAAGCCTACGAATACCAAGTTTTCTTGGCAGGCGGACAAATATGCTGACGCGAATACCAATGGTGTCGTGGACGGCGCGGACGTGGATTCCTACGAGGATGCTGCGGAGAACCGCCAGAAGATCGAAAACCATGTGCAGATGTTCCGCAGGACTCCTCGCGTGACGCTCATGGGCGAAGAGGTCTCGAATGTGGCCGGAATCAATGATCCGGACAAGAATGGTGTGGCTGGCTCGACTGAGTTTGCCCGCGCCAAGGCGAAGAAAGTTGTCGAACTGAAGCGCGACATGGAGAAGACTTTTCTTTCAGACAACGAAGCGCAGGCCGATAACGGCTCGATCCCGTACAAGACTCGCGGCCTCGGGAAGTTCCTTCAGGCCACTGCGCAGTCTTATCTGCCTGTTCCTACTGCGTTCCTGACACCTTCAGGATCGATCTATGCGAGCACGGCTGCGGCGTTCAACGAAGATAACCTTCGCACGCTGTTGCAAACCCGCTGGGAATCGGTCGGAACTCCTGACGGAAATCTGATCGGCATCCTCGGAAGCGCGATCAAGAACCGCATCACGGACTTCACCCGCTACCAGCCGACTGTGAGCAATTACTCCAGCGTTCGGACCTACGAGCCACAGAACACCCGAAGGGTGGAGAGTGTTGTGGACATCTACTCCGGTGACTATGGAACGATTGAGCTCATGCTGAGCTCGTTTCTTCCTGACAACAACCGCGGATACATTCTGGATCCGGAATACCTGGAGCTTCGCACCCACACGATGCCTCGCATCAAGCCTCTCCCTGATATGGGTGGGGGACCTCGCGCGATCATTGATGCGATCGTTGGCCTGGCGGTCTTGAACCCGATTGCTCACTGCAAAATTGCGGCGTCCTAATCGAGTAAATCAAACTTGGTGATGCTGCCGGCCATGCGGCCGGCGGCGGATCCTCCAATCAAAACAATCTGAATAAATAAAATTATGACTATCACGAAATTAAGTGCAGAGGAAACCCGCGAGAGCGGATTTACACACAAGGCGGCAATCAAATACACCGATCTCAACACAACGGCTGCCCTGACTGCTACCTTGGTGTTGCTGTCTGGAATGGTTGCTGGGTTCCTGGTGCGAAATGCAGCATTCCGGCTCGTCAGCGGGTTTGTCGGGGCTTCGATCACGACTCTCACTCTCAAGGTGGGCTGGAATGGCGCTACCGTTGACGATGACGATGGCCTGATCGCAGCGGCATCTGTGTTGACGGCGAACTCTCCAATCCTTGCGGGTGATGCGACTGGCGCTGCCTTTGCTACCCTGAGAACTGGATTTGCTCCTCAAGAATCGGCTGCGATCGAGGCGGTATTTACGGCAATCGGGGCCAACCTGACGGCTCTGACTGCTGGCGAGGTTCACGTTTACCTTACGGTTTCGGATCTCTCGAAACTCTAGGATCTTTGGTGCTCCCGGCGCTGGTTGTTATGGGCCGGCGTCGGGGGGCTGAAGAAAATTGAAAATCTTGAAATAAGAAATCTGAAATGATCGAGACGATTGAGGCTTCTGATTCTGTGGTTGGGGAATTTCGCAGGGGGTTCCAAGTTCATGCGGCTTTGGCGGCGGTTCGCCAGGAGCGGGTGAATGCGGCGTCTCGGGCGATGGAAAGCCGACTGATGGAAGGGATCGGGCAGCTGACTCATCGGATCGATGCGGATGTTTACTGGCTGGCCCGGTCGAAGTTTGGGGCAAAGTGCTGGTCGGATCCTGCTTTCATGCGGGATTGTGAGAAGAGGGGGATGATCCAGCGTGTGGCTGGCAAGAGCGATAAGATCATGGTCGATATCGGGCGCAATATTCCGATTAAACCGGCGAAGATCGAACGAATCAGATTTTAAGCCACAGAGGACACGTAGAACACAGAGAAGTAAGATGATGAATCGAGGATTTTATAAAATTGGCTTTGTCTCTGTGATCTCTGTGTCCTCTGTGGCAAATTTCTTATGAGATCGGTAACTCCTCGCTCGGTGTTGAATGGTGTTGCGGCTCGCATGGGGCTGGACATCACGCAGACGATTCCTCCACATACGGTGGCGGCATTCCTTGAGTACATCAATTCTCAAACTCGGGCGATCTGGGAGCGGTATCCGTTTCCTGAGTGGGTTCGGATCGAACAGCGGACATATCGGCCAGCTTGGGCGGTGGGGACTGCTTACGTGGAGGATGCTGAGGTTTTCTATTCGGGCCTCTATTATCGGGCTCTGTCGAATAATACGGGGAATCTCCCCACAAATGAGACTTTTTGGACACTGGCCAGCGATCTTATTCATACGATCTCGCTGGATCAGGCGGGTGAAACAGCGATCGGTGAGGTGCTGGGAGTTTATCGGGTGGATCCAAGGGTGCATCGCGGTGCCTTGCAATATGAATTTTCTTTGGTGGAGGATGGGATCCTTCTGCCTACCGGACCGGCGCAACCTTGGATCGAGTTTTCCATGCGGCCGCCTTCGTTCGTCAGCACGGATCTGGATGTGCTGACTTTCCCATATGTATTGGCTGAGGCGGTGAAGCTGTTGGCCGCAGCTGAGGCTCAGCGCGAAGACGGCCAGTTTGAGAAGGGATCGGTGCTGGAAAGCGCGGGGATGTCGAAACTGGATGAGGAGCTGGACAAGATCGAGCTCAAGCAGGGCCAGCAACGGCGCTGGGCGGTATAGGAAGCAAATATAAATCAGTAACTAGTACAAAAAATTATGAGCACATTAGTATTTGGTAAGAATTCAAATGGAATTAAACAGGTTCTTCCGATTATCTCGGGTGAATCTGTGAATGAAACTGATTCAGCAGTCTCAGTTACCGCAAAACCACAAAATGTATGGAGTTGTGCATTCGCAAAGTTTTTGGCTAGCGGCGTTGATACTGATTACTTCAGCGTTTTGCAAACAGGATCAGGTCAAACTGTCGGACAGTACGCAGGAAACCTTAATATCAATACCGGAACAACGGCAAACTCAGAGACTATTATTCGGTCTGCTCGTAGTTGGATGGATGCGTTCTCGTTGCGCTGGACTGCGGCTCTTTCTCAGCGTATTGCAAATCAAAATTTCATCGTCGAGTTGGTTGATATTATCGGTGATAACCTGCCGATCACGGCGATGGGTGTCACAACTACGCACGCATTCACATGGACCCGCTCGACTACCACTGCAACAATCACGATGGCGGGTCATGGGCTAGCAACTGGATCTGCGTTTAACGTAACAGTTTCCAGCGATACAGGTGCGATAACGACAGGTGCTAAAACGGTACTTGCTTTCACTGACAATAATACATTCACGCTAACCTGTCTAAACGCTGGAGCAACGAGCGGAACAGGAACCTACACGACAGCGTTCGGCGTTACCGCAACCGTCGCTGGATTCGATGGAACGAATGTCGGTCAGTCTATGTATATGGGGGCTATTTCTCTAGTTGGAGGATCGTCTCCTGTCATCGTTCCTCAACGTGTTCCTATTTCAGATGTGTCGGGAAATAGCGTTACGTTCGTTAGCGTCGGTCAGAGTGGTACGCTAGGAACTGGCACATGCTCATTGTTCGGTTGGAACTACCACCATTTTATTTACAGTGGAACAAATGCGACTCTAGCAACATGTGACTCGCAGAAAAAAGGCTGGTGCATTGGTGATGGTTCAATTTCAACAACTACATCAGCAGCTCCAGGTCATTGTGGGATAATCACCCAAGAAGACGGGCTTGTAGGATTCCTCGATGCAATAGTAACTTCTTCATCGACTCGTCAGGGAACATCCCGCGCAAGCAGGCTGGCTAATATCCCAGATCCGAATGTTCCTTTGTACATTCAGTTAAGGCTAGTTAACGGCCCTACATCCCCAGCTTCCACGACGACTTGGAGCGTGGGCATGGTACGAATGGAGAGTTTTGCTTCGATGCCTGTTGCGATACAGTCTGCGAAGGTGGCGGGACCAAGTAGCTCTATGGGTGTTGTCCCCGGTGATGGTTCCTCGTTCGCTGCAAACGTATCGATGGTGTCTGGCGTAAACATGGCTAACTGCAATCCGGGTAAAGCCACAGGGCAAAATGGATTCACTATGGGGCTGGGTGCTCCGAGCGTAAACCTAGACTACTCTGCGCAGGATTGGAAAGCGGCTTCCGGTTCAGGCGCAACTATCGCATCTGCTAACGGTGCAGCGACTGGGTATGATGTGAGTTTAACCAGTTGGTCAGCAGGTTCATCTACTGGATTGGTTGCTGTTCTACAGGAGTCGCTGGATAACTCTACCGGAGTGTGGTCCGACATTTGGGTATGTGAAACGCTCACAGCTACAGGTCACGCCCGAATCCCAGCGATACCAATCGGAGGGCTGCGCAGGATGCGTTGGGTACAACTTAATGGATCTGCGGCGACGACCTGCACGGTGACTGTAACCGCGACACAGAGCAATATTTCATGGGCTCGGCAATTTCAGTATTATGACAGGACTGCGAGCGTTACCAGCGGAACAGCAGGACTCGGAAACGGAACAGCGTATATCGTCGAAGGATGCCGTAATTTTCTTGCAACGATCAAGACAGGTACAGCAACAGCTCCCGCAAGTTATAAACTTCAGATGAGTTTGAATAATGCAGATTGGTATGATGCCAGCGCGGCTACGTCTTGCCCGGCGTCGTCCGTCACGATCATTCCCGTAACTGCGGGAGTATATGGTAAATTCTCACGGTTTGTATGCACGGTAGCAGGAACAACCGCTCTCGTAACTGAAGGTTCAATTTACGCATTCGCATAATATGTTTTACGTTTTAGTTCTTAACGGTGAATCTTGGAGCGAGTCCAGCAGGCACGCAACTCTGTCGGCAGCTAAAGCATCTGCTCCTGCTGGATCGCAGATCGAGTTTCGCGCAGGGTCAACCTCGGTAGTGCTTGTGGAGGGAATCACAGAATGACGGATAAAATAAAATCAATCCTGCATTCGGATGTCCCAAACTGGGCCTTGTGGTTGTTTTCTGTATCAATCATGGCTCTTGTCGGGGTGATCTCATTCTCTGCAACAGCAGCGGCAGACGCTCACAATGACGCGAGATACATTCTCAAGGCTGAAAGCACACGCGAATGGTCTGACCATAAGGAGAAAGACAGCATCAAGGTTGCGGCTATTGTCGCTCAGGTTGACCGGCTCGAAAACCAACTCGCTAAGGCAACTGAAATGCTTTCTCGAAACAACGATATCACGATCCGCAACAACGCAATCCTTGAACGGCTGGATAAAAAGTAACAATGAAATCGCTGTTTTCCAGACTGCTCAAGCTACGCCGCCCACGGCGTGAGCAGGAGGTCTGCCAGCGGATGCAGGCAGACGGTAATTGCCCGATGCAGCGGATTGCACTCGCGCACTCAGGAAAATTCATTCCCCTCGAAAACATTCCAAAGAAAGACAAACCATGAAAAATAAATATATCGCTCTCATCCTGGTCCTCATTTGTTTCGCGGTTCCGGGTTGTTATACCACATTCGGGACGAACGTGGAAAAGTGGTGGAAATCTCCGGCCACGCAAACCGGGGTTTTCTACGCTGAACAGGCGGCCTCTCAGTTTGCTATCAATGCCGCTCTGGCGGCTCTCCAGCAATATGCCGGCGGGGGAAAGCTCAACTACCAGCAAATTGCCGTAACGGGTGGGATCAATACTCTTTACATGCAGGCGAACAACATCCGGCAGCTGCAGGGGACTGCTCAGGTGATTGATCCTGTGGCCACGGCGAGGCTTCTCGAGCAGGGCGGGACTTCGCAGGAAATATCTCAGAAGCTCGCTCAACAGCTTTTCGATAATGCCTCGGCGCTGATCGCGGCGGGGGCATCTCCAAACTCGGCGGCGGAGGTGAATGCCATGGCTCTCGATAAGGCTGCGGCGATCGTAACGGCTGCAACTGAGGTTTCAAAATGAAGAATGCGATTCTCAAATTTCTGATCAGCCGGGCCGGCGGCGTGCTGACTCCGATTGTTTCGGTGCTCGTCGGGCTGGCTGTTGCGAAGATTGCTGCGCTGGATCCGAATCTGGGCGCGCAGGTCGACCAGGTGGCTGTGACGGGGTTTGTCGTTACGGCGATTTTGTCTCTCGTGAATTACTACACAAACGCTCAGAGCGCGGATGGCGTGAAATCTATTCAGGCAATCGTGGGGGCGAAGGTGGATGGCGTGCCAGGTCCTCAAACTTATATCGAGGTGCGACGGGCTACGGGGATCCGATGACTGAAAAACAAGCGATCGATGCGGCTGTGGATTCTCTGAAGTATCAAGAGCCGCCGGAAGATCAGCGATCAGTTGGGGAACAGCTGAAAGACAATCTGAGCGTGAAGTTCTCGGGTGGGGTGCCTCCTACGGAGGTGAAGGTTGAGGACCATTTCACTTTTTGAAGAATGGGAATGATGAGAGGAATGAGAAGAATATGAATGAAGTCCACCATACAAAGGCGAGCTCGTTTGCGGATGATGCTGATCTGGCTGCGTTTCGACGGGCGAAGGCTAAGGGAATGAGCGATCAACAGGCTTTCAAGCTTGGTGATAATGGGGTGGGGTGCTGGGGGGATTCCTGTGCCAGCGGATCCGGCCCTCGGTGCGCTCTGCCTCCTGAGGATTGGAAGCTGCTTATTCCTCACGCCAGGGGAGCGAAGGTGCGGGTGTGCGCGAATGGGCATGAGGTGGTCTGTGAGCTTCGGGATCGGATGCCGGCGAAGGCTACGGCTCTGGCGCGCAATGGCTGCGGGATCGATCTTAATCCTGATGCGGCGGCAGTGCTCGGGCTGCGTCCGCCGTTTATTGTGGATGCAACCTGGCAATTCGTATGAGTGGGCCGGAGCGTTACATTGTGCGGCGGGATGAATCGTGCGGGGATCTGGGGCTATATCGCGAGGTTCGACCAAGTAAGCCGGGGGCGGCTTCGGGTTGGGAAAAGATTGCGAGCATTGAGAATTTCGGGACGATCGTGATGGCGATTGCTGAAAGTGATTATGGAAAAGAACTCTGATCTACCTACTGAAAGTCGGACTCGGTGCGAGGTGTGGACGCGGGTGATGGGATACCATCGGCCGGTATCGCAATGGAATGCTGGCAAGCGGGCGGAACACGCACAACGCTTGCCTTACAAGTCAGAGACCGCTGAAGCTTTTTTGAAGCCGGAAGGGTGAATGCGGAAGTGGTAAGTTAAGATGGGGAACCTGAAATCGGGATTCTTTCTGAACTTCCGGATTCTTCTTCGGTTGGTTCGGGTTGGTTTGGGATGGTTCGGGGGGTTGATTTGTTGTCTGTCTGATGGCGTTGGCGTGATGCTCGATCGGCATGCCGCTGGATTCTGAAATTTTTACTGATGGGGATGTTGGCTGGTCGGGCTTTCGCTCGCGGCCGGATCCTCTCACGCTTGATAAGGGCCTGGCTGCAATGGCTAGGAATATG